TTTATTGAAAAAAGAAAAGGGAGAGAGAAGATTTCCCTTTTGAAATTAACAAAGCATGGAGGTGCTTATGATAGATGCAATAGCAGTAGAGATACTGGAATATGATGATGTCGTTGCGATTGTACGTGACGAGTCGGATGGTGTTGACAGAGAGACTGTTGAAGAGATGCTTCAGGAGTTTGGTAACTACGAGGCGTGGGACTATGTGGCTGACGCTGTGTGGGAAGCTTCACGTGAGGCGATAAATGACATTGACTTCAGCGAGTACGTTGATGTTGATGAGTCCATACTGGATATGTTGCGTTCTTATATACGCATTAAGGGAGATGGCGAGCGTACTAACACTTCGTTGTGTTCCTTAGGTAAAGCTGTTGAGGAAGCCATTGAGCTGACGATCAAACGGTATGTAGGTGAAGGAGACAGGAGCGTTGCTCAACGTGACCTATATGAAAGACTCGTTGTTCGGATGAATGAACTCGAACAACAAGTACAAGTATTGGCTGAAGCGCTTGCAACAGCAGGCGAAAGAGGCGCAATGCTTATTACACCACAGGGGGAAACAGGAGGAAATAATGTTTGAACCCATAGACAACACTAAACAGTGGGATCACAACTGGTTAGTGAAAGAGGAAGGTCAACGCATGACGGTAGCTGAGAAGGCTACCGTCACAGGCGCTGACTTTGATGTGGTCTATCATCCAGTCGGCTATGTAGAAGATGGTCGGTTTGTACAACCTGTATATAAGGATGGTAAATTCAGGGGAGAACCACGTGACAGGTACATTGTTCGTGCCGATAACGGTTCGGTTCTCGGTGTCCATTCAGGTAAATACCCTGAGCGTGAGGGTTACAGCCATGTGTTTAACACATTAGAAGAGCTGTTCCCTAATGCTTGCTCGAACATCACGGTGTTCGGTGAGGGTGAGCGTGTGGTAGTGGAGCAGGAGCTTGACGAACCTATCTCTATTGGAGATGGGGATGAGATCCAGCCTTATCTATACACTCGCATGTCATTGAATGGCAGTTGGAAAACAGAGACAATACCTATGCACAAGCGGTTAGCTTGTGAGAACATGCTCGGTCATACTGGTCAGCTGTTCGGAGTGCGAGCCACTTCGAGACACGATCAGTTGCTGTCGATGCGTGCGAAGGTTGTTGATCTCGCAGTTGCACAAGGTAAGACTCTTGTGCGTATGGCTCAGATCCTTTCAGATAAGGAGTTCGCAAACGAGCAGTTTAAGATAATGGTTGATGAGATCATGCCTTATCCTACTCCTGTGAATGGTGAGCCTGTTCATACCAACACACTTGATGCTGTGTTAAAGAAACGATCCGCTTTGTTTAGTGGTTGGGGCGCAGAATCGTTGGATGTTGGTAACAATATGTGGGCTGCGTACAACGCAGTTCAGGGTGCGGAACAGCACTACATTAACAAAGGCTACAAGGATACGCCTGCTTCTAATCAGCGTTCGATCAATCGTGCGTTGGAAGGCAAGACTCCTATAGCTGATGCTGCATCCGAATACTTAGCGAAGGTAGCTGTTGATGATCCGTTCATCACCAGAGACTTGAACTCTAAGACTGTTTGGATGGATACATTGCTACGTATAGGTTAATGAGCCTGTCGTAGCGATACCACCTCCGTCGTTCGCGACGGCTCTCGGAGGGGTGGGGGTTCTTTTCCCCCCATCCCTCCACTTATATGAAAGGAGGGGAGAGTATGTGGATAGTAAATCAAGATGGTTTCTTTTCGTGGACATTAGGCGATCCCGAAAAGTACAAGAAGTTATATATGCCTAAGGAGTATGTTGTTGTGCGTGCAAGAGACGAGGTGTCTCTGATACGGATGCGTGACAGGATCATTGCAGCTGAGTGTGGTTATATTATGAGCGAACCACCATTTAATATGAATCCTTTTGAACATGACGCACATCATGTGTCTGTTGGTGAAGGGATGCGTGACTATGATGAAAGGTATTTGATAGGCACAAAAGCTAGGAAACAGAAGTTCAAATCCTTACAGATTGAAGGTGCGTGGGATGGTGATTACAAGTATCGCATGGCTTTTCATAAGAACTTTTTACAAAAATACTTTACGCATTATGTGCAGAACATCGAGTACACCAGCTTTAAGGGTGCGATGCATGACCTGTGGACTGCGCATTATGTTCAGCCTATGGCTGGTTGGAAGTTGGATTCGTTGCTTGATATATGGGCTGCGATTAAACACACGTGGGTTAGTACACGTGTTGAGGACTGGCGCAAGTTGGACATCCAATGAGTGATTACATGAATCCGTTACTAACAAAGTACTGCCCCTGTAAACAGTATGCAAAGAAGTGCAGCTGTCATAAGGGTGAGTTCTTTTGCATATGTCAAGACGTATGCAAGCCAACTAAAAGATACGAGTGGGATACAGATGAAGATAACTAGAGAGTGGGCGATGCCCAACTCTGAGACATTTAAGATCAAACCTATATACGAGTTGATTAAAAGGTATTACATAGAAGAAGATCTGCAATGGATTGATCCTTTCGTGCGTGACAGTGTATTCAAAGGGCAGATGGCGCAGACAAACGACTTGAACCCTGAGTTTGAAGCGCACTATCACATAGATGCGTTAGACTTTCTTGAATTGTGGCGTGACACTGAAGTGGGGGGCGTGTTGTTTGATCCACCTTATAGTCCACGACAGATAAAAGAATGTTATGAGAGTGTGGGTAGGACTGTGCAAATGCAGGATACTCAGTCATCCTTTTGGGGTGACATGAAGAAAGAGATAGGTCGCATTGTTCATAAGGATGGTGTGGTTATCTCTTGCGGTTGGAACTCTGGTGGCATGGGTAAGACTAATGGCTTTGAGATAGAGGAGATTCTTCTTGTGCCTCATGGTGGTTGGCATAACGACACCATCGTGACAGTAGAAAGGAAGGTCTGATGAGTAGCAGCTGTGTGCGTTCGGGCTATTGTTGTAAACAATCAGTATGCCCATATGGTGAATGGGATGACCGACTATCCCAATGTGCTTTTCTCGAAGGGAAAGGAGTTGGTGATTATCGGTGCGGTAAATACGCAGAGATAATTGCTATTGATCCTGAACAAAAGCATTCACCTGCATTCGGGCATGGCTGCTGCTCGTCGTTAAATCCAGATCGGTTATTGTTGATAAGGAGTATGTAATGATAGGTAAATTGTTATTGGTGGCTACGTTGAGTAGCTTTGCGCATGGATGCTCTACTCTAGGTGAGTGGGTTCAAGTGTATTTTGCACCAGCTGACCAAGACACGATGTTGCGTGTCGCTTATTGTGAATCGTCAGCGGATGCTGATGACATGTATTCAACGGCAGTTAATCCTAAGAGTGGTGCAACAGGATGGTTTCAACATCTGCCTAAGTGGTGGGATGAGCGCAGCAAAGCTGCTGGTATGGAAGGAAGAAGCATGTATGATCCTCAAGCTAACGTGGCTGTCGCATCCTTTCTGTACTATGGAATGAATAGTAATAAACGTTGGGGTGGATTGAGTCATTGGTATCCAAGCTGGCGTTGCATACAGGAAGGACAGTAATGGGAAACATAACACCTAATTTTTATGAGGATTCGCTTACAAGGGAGGAGTATTTAAAGCTCCGTGAAGAGGATGCGAAAAGAATTAGAACTCGGAATCGGATTGTAACACAACCGTCATCCAATCGTAATACTAAAATGGTAAACTAACTAAGGTACTTAGTAATCACAAAGTCTTATAAAGACTTTGTGAGTACTTAGTACTATTAAGGGGGAAGCAATGAAATTTCCACTTCACCTTGCCGAAGATGGCAGGGTGGTGCATGACTGGGTTAGACAGTCATCAATAAAAACTTCTGACATGTGCCTTGAGAGGTGGCGTAGAGAACTATGGGATGACTCCCCTGAGATAGTTAAAGACGCAGCTGCATTAGGCACAGCGTGCCACTCAGTTGCTGAGTATATTCTGGAAGCTGATGAACCTCCAGATGAAGCAGAAGTAACAGAGTTGTTCAATATTTTTTGGGCAAAGATGGTTCCTACGATAAACATATGGAACTCGTATGACCAAGAGAGCGCTACGGTTGAGGGACTCAGCCGAATACTAAGCTGGTACAACGAAGTGTATGAAGAACTTGTACCTAAGAAAGTTGAATGGAACTTCAACAAACTATTCTTTGAGGATGATGAACGTATCGTGTACCTCAGTGGAACAGTTGATCTTGTAGAAGAGGATCGTATATGGGATTGGAAATTCCCTAAGCGAGATTACTCAAGAGACAAATGGCAATACGATAGGTGGGATGTGCAAAGCATGGCTTACTGCTGGGCTACTGGCATACCTAACTTTTCGTATGCGGTAATGCACTCCAAAGGAGTGGGCAGAATGGATTTAGTACGTGATGAATCGCATACAGATTGGTTACGTGCAAAGGTTCTGAGACTCTGCCAACTATTAGAATCCGACTCAAGAGCTATGGCTCTCGGTGATAATGGGTGGTGGTGTTCAGAAAAATGGTGCGATTACTTCGCACAGTGTAAAGGTGCAACGATAGGAGGCACTTAGAATGGCATTTAAGCCAATGAGCCCTAATGAAAGGGCAAGTATCGAAGCTCAAGTCTGTTTAAAAGCAGCAGTTGAGCTTGCTGTCGCCGAGAAAAATAGCGGCGACGAAGGGGTAGCTGTAACTATGGCTATTGAAAACGCAGAAGCTTTAGCTCTTGCGTTACCTGCATTGAAAGCAACCTTAGAAGGTAGCTTATCTGCAGCCCCACCCGCAGCTGACACCCCTGATTATGGGATGCAAGCTGCACAAGCAATAATCAACGACACTTTTGAGGGAACCACAGAGGTTCAACCAGCAGCGTCGTCTGGTAGGCAGTCAATGTACATAGATGATGAGGAATATAACTTAGTCCACAAAATCTTTTTGGCTGAGAAACAGGCAGGCATCGCGTATGCCTCAAAGGACAGCATGTTTATGGATAATCAAGCTGTTCGTAAGCTATTCCAAGCGGGAATTAAACAATTCCCTGCGGATTACTGGGCGGAATCCATGCGAGGCGTGGACATTCCAACCACTAAGACAGGCAAGTGTGGGCTTGGTGACTTTAAAATAAAGAAAGGCACCAGCCTAGATGCTGAAGGTAACCCTGTCCTTGGGCAAGGAGATGGCAACCATCCTCTTGCAAACAAAAGCGGTTACTTTGGTGGGCTAGTTAAGCACACTCCATTTAACTGGGGTGAGCGACCAGCACCTGTCGATCCTAACAACTGGTTAGCGAAGGTAGATGCCTGAAAGATTGAGCATTGAAGATGCTCAACGTCTCTTGGGGCAGGAAGCTGAAGAGCCTCCTGCCCCGATAGAGATAGACGGTATATCCCCTGCGGATATGCAACGCTTGTTCACACCCAAGGATGAACAAGTGCGTCGAATGAAACATGACTTACGAGCGGGCAACGAATGGACATTCGGTGTTCGTGCGTTTGATGAAGCCACTTTAGGTGGCGCACGCCCAGGTCAACTGGTCACCTTGATAGGTAAATCACATACTGGCAAAAGCCTTTTAGCTATGAACATGATCGCGCGTAATCGGAATCATAGAACGCTATGGGTTAGCCCTGATGAAACAGAGACAATGTTTTGGGGTAAGTATGCGGCTATCAGATTGGAGATAGACCAGAAGGATTGGGTGCATAGATTGATACGTGAAGATCCGACAGCATGGGAACGTGTGTCAGAGATTATGCGTAATGAAAACAATCTACACTTTGAATCTACAGGAATGTCTGTGGATGATTTAGATAAAGCTATGCGTATAGCATCCGTCACATTGTGGGAAGGTAAACGACCACAAGTGCTGATCTACGATTATCTAGAGCTGATACGAGGCGGTGGTCCAAGCGACGCAGCAAGCGTGCAAGGAAAAATCGAATCGTTCAAGCAGCTGATCTCTGATTGGCGTGTCGTAGGCGTGATGGTTCACCAGTCGGGGCGAGGTTCTGGAACCAGAGGCTCGGCAGGTGGTATAGACGCAGGGCGTTATGCCTCTACCAGTGAGAGTCACTTCTTAATAGAAACGTGGAGACGTTGGGATGATACAAGCCTAGACGAAGAGACACGTTCATATTATGAAGATGAGATAAGCGCAGGCTTATGGAAAAACAAAGCAGGCGATGGTGAGAAGGCTGAAGTAAACCTCACAATAGATGCAAGTGGGAGATTGCTTGAGCCTGGAGTCACATGGGAGCAGATGAGTTTCAATGACGACGACTGACCAACACAAACATAACCAATGGGTAGCTGAATCTTTCATGCAAATCTTTGAAGGATTCCCTTACGCTTTTGGTACAGATGCAGGTGGATGCAGATGGGAACCAGTAACAGAACAGTTAATGTACGACCATCTAACAGGCGAAAACCAAATTGGAAT